TTGGATCCTCCCATATAACTTTAAGTTGGGAGCATTACTAGGGTTAAGCACTTTGTATGAGTATGTGCCAGCGGGCACTTCTGGATCTGTTTCTATATCAATCCTGCGACTCAGATAGGTAACATTAGTTCCTACCATTGTGATACCATCACCTATGTCTGTGACCACACTAATGTTACTGGGGCTCACTGGTTGAGCTTCTAGGTCTGCCTTGGTAACATTGCTAGTGTTGTTGATAAACCCTGTAAAAAGTTCCTTGGGTGGTATCATATCTTGTAATCTCCATACATTCTGTTTCTGGGTCTGATTTGCCACTGAAAGTTAGTAATGGTAATGTCTTTGGGTGAGCCTGCATAAGTTACTGCACCTTCTACTCTCATTACAGCAGTTGCACGAGTCATAAACAAATCACCACGGTTTATGTATGCAGCTAAGTTGCTGATGTCAGAAATAGCTTGTATGTGGTTGCCAGTGAGTTGGATACCTGATATGGATTTTTTAGCCACAAAGTCCAGGGGCTTATCATACAACAAGTCCTGATATAAGTGTGGGAAGTCAGTCCACTGCACGTTACCTGAGAACAATCTCTGTGAAAGTTCTGTTTGTGGCTTGAACTCTACATTTATGTCCACTAACACACTTAAATTGCCTGAGATACGTGTGGGATCAGTCATGCCTGGTATATCAAAATCACACTCAACTATGAGATCATATAAGTCAGGCTCAAACTCAGTAAAGTTATGTGTGGTAGTAAGTTGCCCATATGTGGTGCCAGAGTTTAACACAACGTTGCCCACAGTTTGTGTTAGGTCTGATCCTGGACCATAGGTGTCTACAACACTACTGCCAGTATACTCAAACACATCCAGGGGTATACCGAAACCAACACTGTCTGCAAAACTAAAAGTGTTGGATACCAAGTTGGGATAGTAGTTATCTGTGAGGAAATATATTTTAACATCGAATTCATTCGTGGCTCCAAAACCCGCTGGTAGTTTGTTAAGTGGGAAAGTAATTACTCTGCTACTAGTGCTAGTGGGTGCATCCAGATATGTCATGTTCACAGGCTCACCTGCAATAACATGGGTCTTCATGGTGTTGTTGCCTGTGGGCATGATAGCCATGACAGTGTTGGTGTAATCATATGTAACACTTTCATTGTCTGCAATCTTGACTGCTAACACTGTTTCTGATGCATCCTGTGGTGATTGACCAAATATGGGAAAGTATACACTCAGGGCATTGCCAGTAACAGGTGTCACAGCAGTGACTTGAGCATTGCTGTCATAGGTAACGTCCCAGCGTCTGGCAGCTTGATCATTGATGCTAACACCAGTCTGAAACTCATCCACAACACCCAGGCTTTCTATTATGGGCTGACCTAGAGGCATATCACTAACACTGTTTGATAGATCTCCATCCAGCCTGTTGTTGCTGTATATCTGTGGCAGGAATACTGCGTCTGAATATTCTTTCACAGCATAGTTATACACCAAGTTCTTTTTGGCATCTGTTAATTCTGTTTTTTTAATAATTCTAAACACAGCTTGATCATAACCATAAAACTCATCAGTGAGTGTGACATAATCGCCCACACTGCTAGCTCTGGTGGTGTGATCAGCAGTAAAGGTAACAATTTCATCCAATCTGTTATCCTTGAGTGTGACGTTTGCTAATCTGCCTGCTCTCCAGTAATCTGTGACTAGATCAAGTGCGATGTCTTCTGTGTTATCTGGTTCGTTAACATTGCGTTCTGATGCACTTAGGTCTGTTCTGTTTGTGACCTGATCACCATGACTAAATGTGTCACGATAACTAAAGTCCAGAGTGTTAACCAAATCAAACAAGCCAGTGGTGTTAACGTTAATGGTGCCTATGATGTTGTCTGAATTAAAGTTGGTTGCAATGTTTGCTCTGGCAGCAGCAGTTTGTCCCTGACTAAAGTTTACCTTAAACTTACCACTAGGATAGTCCCAGTTAAGTTGTGCTTGTCCTGTCTGACATATGCGCTTGACATTGCTGCCTGTGGTGTTGTTGGTGTTTATTTGTCCATCCACTGTCATGTGCAGGGGCTCAGAACTACATAGGAAACCAGGCACACTGCTATAGGGTGGATGACCAATACCTCTGGCTGAAGCTAGATAATAAACACTGTATGATGCATTGTAGGGATCTGTCTCACAAAAGTTTTCCCAGGCACTAAAACTTGTGTCATCCAGGAACACTGGATTGATAGCCATGCCATATCTGGTGTTTGTTAGGTAGTCTCTGAGCACAATGGCTGGATTGTTTGCAGGCTTTTGTATGGGTGACTCACCTGGTGCTGTGAATGTATAACTTGCATAGTTGTTTATTCTGAACTTCCATTCACCCAGTGACCTGATGTCTTCATCATCATCTGTTTTTACTTTTATCACAGCAAACACCAGATCTTCAAATGTTCCTGACACTGCTGGTGGGTGTAAACTTGTGGCAGTTATGGGTGAAGGTGGAAACACACAGTCTGAGGTGCCAACACCTCCAGCAAACACAGCAACGTCTATCTGTGCATTGCTAAGTGCTATCTCTGGTGTTGTGGTGCTGCCGCCTGTGAGTGGATCACTAAATCCTGTTACTCTGGCTGTTACTGTGGTGTTCCAAAACTTACACAGCTCACCATCACGATATATTTCTGGGTTATTGCTTGCAACTGCACCTGAATATGTCTGGGCACTGTCATAGCCCACAATTTGCCAGGAGTTAACAGGTGTGCTGGTGTTTGTTTCACGATATTGGTCTGCTGTAGCATTGTGTTCACTCAATACTATGACATAACTTGTGGTGTTGATGTCATGTCGATATGAATCCACTATGACACCTCCAGTAACACATTCTCCATATATTCTGGGAACACGGTTACTTTCTGCTGGTCCTACTTGTGCATATGCACCCTGACCACTGCCAGTGTTGATGCTGCCTGGAGCAAATATGCCCAGGTCTGACTCTGTGTTAACGTATGTTGTGAGCACACTGCGATTCAAACTTTTAACTGTTTGTGCATCACCTGTGCTCTGTGCTTGTGCTTGGCTTGCCGCCGCACTAAAAACTGTTTGTAAATTACTCATTTATTGCCCCCGACTCGTGCTTACACGATCAAATGTTACATCTGTATTTCCATATATTCTTCTGCGTTCTGTGGGTGATGTTCTTTGTCCCTGTGACTGATTAAACAAAAACTGTAGAGTGGGTGTGATGTTAAACACCAACGTTAAGCTTTGTGTGCTGCTACTAAAGTCACGTTCTTCTTCCAAACTAAAACTGCTAATGATGCCAGTAAAGCTTGTGTAATAGTTATCCACTGCAAGTGTCTCTGGATTTAAAAATGCGCGAGTAACACTCACTGAGCCACCTTTTATGGGTGTGTTTAATACTATGTTGGTGTAGTTTGGGTCCACAGGTATACCACTCACACTCACAGTGATGTCTGGTGCTGTGCCTGAAAACTTATTGGTAATGGGTCCTACTTCAATCAAACTACCCATGCTGTAATACACATTGCTAGCTATGGCAATGTTTTTAGTCCATGCATCACTTAGTCTGTATACCTCACCTGCCAAGTTCATGTCAACCAGAGTAGCTACCACAACATCTGATGTTGTGTCCACAATGCCTACGCCAGTAGTCATGCTATGACCTCAATTAAACTAAATGCTCCACCATATTGCAGGAACCTGTCTGAACTCAGTGTGATGTCTGGCTTAGTGATCATCTTGACTCTCCAGGTAACAGCAGTGCCCACATGTATGGGTGAGTTAAGTGTGATGGTGTCTGACTCCAACACAGGTCTGTTGAGTGTAACAGTAACAGCACCCAACACACTGGGAACATCAGCAACTACTTCATAGGGATACCTATAACCACCCACGTTGGGCTGTATGTAATCACCAGCTTTAAACAAGTATCCACCTGGATTGTGGCTAGTAGTTAAGGTAATCTGGTTGCTGTTTGTGACAGTGGTAATATCAATTGCATCTAGCTGAGACTGTGAATAGTCTCCCTGATATCCTGTGATCCATGACAGTCCAAGTTCTGAACGGCCTATGTCAATGTCTTCTGAAAATCCTGTGCTCAAAAAGTCCAGCTCTGCTGTCATGCCTCTGCGATTCTCAAATCTATATCCAGGTGCATATGTCACGGCAAACTGGAATGGTTGTGCTGTGGGCACTGTGGTTGTTTTAATTCTGCCTGATCTGGTAACTACTGTGCCCACCATGCGATTTTTACTAATCACTAGTTCACTACAGTCATTGATTATGTTTTGTATGCTCATATTGTTGTCCTTCTGCCTGCTTGGGTGACATTATATATGTATTCTGGATCTTGTGCTACCAGTCTTCTGAAACTGTCTGTGTCCACAGCACTGATGTAATAATTTACTGTGCCTGAACCTCCACCACCACCTGCCATGTCTGATGCTGTTTGCTTCATGAGTGCTGCGGTGGTTGTTCTGCCTGTGACCATGGCAGGTCCCTGCACTATCTCTGGACCTTTCTCACCCACTATGCCTGCCTTGCCTGCTGGAATATAACCACCAGCATCAAAGCCAAATATACTCAGGATACTACCACCTACACCACCTGTTAGTAAGTCCAGGAACTTTTTAACAATTTGTTTTGCCAAAAAGCGTGTGATCTCTGATATCATGACATCAATCAAATCCTTGAAGCTTAGTTTACCTGTTTGTGCAAATTGCACAATGGCATCTTCCATGCCACCAGTAAAGCTGTCAAATATTCTGGTGCCCACAGCAGCCATGTCTGTGGCACTGTCTGTGTATGCTGCGTGTGCATCCAACCATCCAGTGCTAAACCTGCGTTGTTGCTCATCTGTTTGTGCAATGGCATCCAACTGTCTCACAAGTTCTTCATCATACAAGGCAATTAGCTGTTCTTTGATTTTGTTCTTTTCTTCGTCTGATATGTTAAACTTGGCAATCTCTGCTAGTTTTTCATTGCGCTGTGCGTTGAGTGCGTTGGTGGTCTCTAACTGTGCTATTTCTACATCTGTGAGTCCAATCTTCTCAGTAATGGCTTGTATGTCACGCATGTCTGCTTCTAACTGAGCTTGGCTAGCAATTAGCACACCCTCTGCTCTGGTTTTCTCACGCTCATACATTTCTGTTTTCTTTTCATCAGCCTTCTGCAACTGTTCAAGCATCTTGTCATTGGCTTTGTGTTGCTTCTCGACTTCCTTCATGCGCTTCTTGCTTGCTTCCACAGCTTTCTCAGCAGCAGCCGTGTCTACTTCAGCAGTTTTTTCTATGGCATCACTTGTCCTGCGCTGTGCAGTTACAACAACTTCTGTGAGCTGTTCCATCTGAGCTTGGAATTGTTCATACTCCAGGATTTCTGCGGTAAAAGGAATGGGTATGGGCTCTGCGCCAGTAAAGAAGCCTATGACACTGTTCATGGCTTCAGCAGCACCAGCAGCCATCTTCATGAATGCTATTTTAGTGCTGCCCACCTGATCTATGAACACAGCCAATGCTGCACCAGCACTTGCAATACCCACCACAATGAGTCCTATGGGGTTGGCGGCAGCAGCAATTGTGAGTGCTTTCACAGCCACAACCAAGGTTTGTATGCCTTGTGCAAATGCTATGACTTTGCTAACCACAAATGCAGCAGCTAACGCACCCAACAATGGCAAAATTGTGTCTAAGTTTTCTATCACAGCAGCCATGGCTTCACCAGCAAGCTCACCTAAACTGGCAATAAATTCTTTGTTACTCTCAAGTGCATCTTTGATGCCCACACTTGCATCTGATAATGCAGGTGCAAGTCCATCACCAAATGCAGCAGCTACTTCCAGGGTAATGCCACGCAAGTTACTAAAGGCCTGGTTGAGTGGTCCAGCTACTACATCAGCAAACTTACCACCTTCCTCACCCTGTGCTTTGACAGCTTCTACTACTTCTTTTGCACTGTTGACGATCTTCTTGGATCCGTCTGCCATGCGCACCACAAACTTGTCATTTTCTTTGCTTACTTTGACACCAAACTCTTTGAGACGTTCAAACTCACCTGTGAGTGCGTCTGCCACACCCTCAGCAAGCTGGCTCATGCTCTTGCCATTACCAGCAGCTACCTTGGCAAATGCCTCCAGGCTTTCATTGGCAGTGTCTATGCCGTTGCGCTGTAACACCAGGAATGATTCTGTTACATCATCCAGGTCTTGTGGTAGTTTGTTTGCTAGGGTGCTGAGCCTGCTAAGTGCATCATTGGCAGCATCCTGTGTGCCCAGGTAGGCAGTGAGTGTGCTACGATATGATTCCATCTTAACAGTGGCATCTATGATACCCTTGCTAGCAGCACCGAATGCTAATGCACCCACGGCAGTTTTTAATCCACCCAGCTTTTTACCCAAGCCATCTACTTGTTGTGTGCTTGATTTAAGGTTACGGTTAAAATCCTTGTTATCAAGTTCCAGTGCGACAGTTATATTACGTGCCATTATTTAATCCTGCGAGTATAAGTTGTGACTAACTTGTTGATGTAGTCAATGGTGGGATCAGTCATGCCACCCGGTGCTTGTTTACTATAACCAGAATCTAACCTTTGGGCATAGGCATAATCACTTTTAATTACGTCACCCTTCTGTGTAGTTCTGCGTCGGGCATTACCGGATTTTATGGGCGTGATACTTTTATAATACTTGCCAGCATCAGTCATGACTTTGTCACTCATGTTACTAAGCTCCACAACTAACTTGTCGAAGTCTGAAGTATTGATTGTAACTTTAGCTTTGCCCGCCATGCTTAAACCTCTGGTATGCCGTTAATAATTCAGGATCAGTTCCTGTTTCACCACCCTTATTTACCAGGCTTTGAAGGTCTTTTCCAGCCTGTGAACTCTTGGACTTTGATGTTTCATACTCTGAATAACTCTGAGCTACATCAAATACCCAAACATCCAGGGTGTCTCCACCCTGAATTATTTTGCTAGGTAATACGCCATATCGGTGTGCCATGGCATCTAGCATCACAGCCGCCTGGGTTTCTGTGCTTTTGGGGTTTAGGCGGCTGTTTGTTACTTTCCCAAACGCTCCATGACCTTTGTGACCGCTGCGCTTAATACGTCCCAGGGCAATGACTTGTCGCCATCCACCACTGCCTGACCTTGTTCATCCAGGATGAGTGGAGCCATGGCATCGATTAAATC